ATAAAGATATTAAAGCAGACCTACGAACACCGCCTACTACTACAATGTCTGCAATCTTACAGACTATATCATGTACTTCAATAGGTTTAAGTTTCCTACCTTTTGCATTTTGAAATACCTCTACACAAAACTTAAACAATTCCACTAGAGGTTCAGCACCACTAGCTCTACCGCCAAACGTCTTTAATGGCATACCCGCCTTTCTAACTTTACTTATATCCCACTTAGGAATTTGTCCTGAGTACAATAAAGTTATAATCTCTTTAAAAGACTTAGACCAACCTATCTTGCTATCTGGAACACAGATGATAGTATCAGTTGGGTGGAAGTCCTCTGCAACCATTGGAAGTTTATCTACTTCAGATTTGCTCACAGAGAACCCCACGCCAGTTCCGCACATTAATATATACATAATCTCGCTAAACTTTCTAGCGTTATCCATAGCTACAAAACAACAATTATATCCCGCAACATTATCTTTCTTTAATGCCTCTCCCGCAGTCATAAGACAACGCATAGACGGCATTACTTTCTTAGCTAAGATAAATTGCCTACACTCATCTAACTGTGGGTGTAGTTCCGTTGGTACTCTATCTTTCCAAAAAGATATATACCTGTTTACTGTTTCTGACCAAGTTTCCCTACGTTTCTTTTCTGGTAGGTATCTTGCGTATCTGCTTTGGTGTATATAATCCTCATACAGATTCATAGCATTACTCTACACTCTTTGCAAACTTCATTTGCAGATACTCTAACTTAGTTTCTAACTCACTAGAATCCCATTGGTTTTCTTGATACCAAGCTATCATGTCCTCAGTAAAAAACATAGACCTCTTTAGTAAAAACTCTACTTCGTCTTTAGCGTGGTCTGCTACTATAAAGTCTGCACAAAAAGGAGTACAAGTATGGTTTACAAGTTCGTTCTCTTTTAAAGGAACTTCCTCTAATGGCTCGTACTTATATCCCACAGTTGGCTCTACAACTGGTACTTCATCATTTACCTCATGGTCGCAACCATAAAGACAACCTAGTGCTATTAAAAACACCCATATTAATATGTATCTCATGTTAAATATCCTCTAAAATGTTAGCATCTTCTGGTAACTCTGGTAGTTCTCGCCAACCTTTCTCGGTTGTTCTTACTTGCCCACTCCAAGTTAAAGTGTACTCGTGAGCATATACTTCTTCGTATAGCTTACCCCCTCTTTGGGCAACCCTACCAGTAGAACTACCGATAGTTCTTTTTATCAAAGCTCCATCGTTATCTTTCTCTGTCATGTTTCTTCTCCTACATCAAATTTATACAAATTATCTATTAACTTATCCTCGAAATTATCAAGAAGTTCCTCAGTAGTTATCTCAAGAACTTCTATGATTAAGTCGGGGTCGTACTCTAAGATTATCTTCTCCTTGATTTCTTCCAGAGTGAGTGTCATGGTTAGGCACTTCTTATCTCAGGAATGAGAATCTTCTTACAACTCCTAGCTCTTGGGTACGAATTACAATCTAAACAATGGTATCTGTCATAGATTCTAGTGTGAGCAATAACCTCTCCTTTGTACCTCAAGTTCTTTGAACCACAGTATGAACAACATTTCTCTGTCTTGTTCAATAAGTTCAAGTTCGGGTGGTTTACAACCAAAGGTCTTATCTTTAAGTAGGCTTGTTCTAAAACAAGAACATCATATTTACAATGGTCTCTCACATACTTAATAGCAGCCTTGTTCCCCGCTATTGCTCGTCTCCAAGTCTTAGGTTCAAGAGTTGTTTTAGCATCTGGTAACTCTAGGAACGCTTGTACTGTAGCTAACCTATTATTATTTAAACACATCTTATATCTAGCTGTTCTCCAACCATCTATGTGAGGTGTGTTCGGCATGGTTGGTAGTCCGTGGTCTAATAACCTAGACTGTATAAAAGGTACGTCAAATCTAATACCATACCACGTAATCCACGCGTCTGCATCAGACAGTATCTTAGATATGTCTTTACATAACAGGTAGTCATTAGTAGGGTCTTTCTTAAATGCTGACGGATAGTCAGATATGCTAAGAACCTTAGTTCTTTTGCTTCCCAACTCTTTATAACCAAAGCAAAGAATGTGTCCAAAGTTTGCTTTTAAGTTTGTTGTTTCTATGTCAAATACAATGATTCCTGACATTACGTCCACTCCTCTGGAATAGAGTATATTGCGTACTCGATGCCTTGTTGTATGCACCAATCGCTATACCTTTTCTTCCTAGTTTTAGTTAAATAATTATCTTGCATAAAAACAATCCTTAAATCTTTGGTTGGATTGGATTTTATAACTGCTTTTATTTTAGTTCTCATCTTAGGAGTAAAGTTTCCTTTCGCTTCTACCACTACTCCAGATGGTAAGAAAAAATCAGGAGTGTATATACGAGTCTCATACACCTCTCCACTCCCGCAAGCAGAACAAGTAGCGTTATAAGGTTTTATTTTATATTGCCACTTCTCCGTTTCGTATGAGAACTTAACTTTCAGTTTGGTCAATTCTTTACCAAGCCGAACTTCAAATTTACTCTTACCTTTAAACTTCACGTTCTTCAACGTCCAGAAAGTCTATTTTGTTACAGTTTAGTATTGTATGGATAGCTTCTGTGCTACCAGACCAGAATCCAACAACGCCTATACCCACTTCTGGCATAGGTATAAATCCAGAACAAATAATCTGTATGGTTTTACCAGAACTAAATACAGCGTTTATATTATATTCTGGTAGAACATCTGATACTTCTTCTTCTTCTGGTTTTGGAAAATTTAAAAGTTTAAATTTGGAGTCCACATTTCCTTGTTCTTTCTCCTTATCCATAATAGTCTCCCATTGTTTATTAAATCTTCTTTAGTCAATCCTGCTCGTTCATATTGTTCAACAGCAACTTTTAATAATTCTTCTTCTTCCTCTATACCATCTAAAAGAACAGATGCTTTCTTATTACCTATACCCCTAATACCTTGTATGTTATCTACTCTATCTCCAGTAAGTAGTTGGATATAAAAAGATTTTATAGCTTGTTTCTCTGATATGTCGTAGGGTTCTTTGTCCTTAGTCCAATTATAATGCAATCCCCTAATCATATCTAAGTCTTTATCCTTAGTACAAATAACTGTATCTCCGTAAGGTCTTGATGACTGCTCAATACCCATAGCATCATCAGCTTCCTCTCCGTTAGTAATTATAGTATTATAATTTTCTAATAGAAACTGTATAATCTCTTTGTATTGAGTAGGCTTATGATTCTTATCTCTATTACCCTTATACTTTAAGGGAGAGGGTACGTCATTTCTAAAGTTTGTCTTTCCTGTTAAATAAATTACCAACTGTTTTGAATCTGTCTCTTTTAAAATTTTATTTAAAACTAACTTGACATTGTGTAAGGTGTGAGATAACGGACTAGATGTATATTTTAATTCTAGTTCTTCTTTATCTAATCCATTATCATCACAGTATTCCTTTGCTTCTTTAGCGTAGGAAAATATAGTTCCGTCAGGACAATGCCACTCTCGTACATCAGATGCAAAACCACAACTATATACTATAATATCTCCGTCAACTAAAGCACTTCTAGGCATTATGACTCCATTAAATCCTTAATATCGTCTCCAGAAGTGTAGTATTCTATCTTACGAGCTAAGTCTAAAACAGAATCCGAGTCTAACTGAACTTCCACACCCGCCTTAGACATAGAAGATAACAATTCCGTTGATGCACTAACAGCGTGTCTCCTAATAATACTACGCTCTTTATCTGTAGAGCCTATTGGAAAAGCTACCATTTTTTTCTCTCCTGTCTTTTCGTCTTTAACTTCTGTTCCACTAAGAACTTCAATAGTTCCCTCTATATTCTTATATACTCTACCGCCAGATTCCTTTTCCTTTACTTTGAATTTAACAGTATCTTTGTACCTAGCATCGTGTTGTGCTAAGAAAGAATTGTACCATTCTCCGTCAATTTTAAATCCTTTTTGGTTCTTTGACACAGACTCTAAAACACCCTCTACTTCATACACTGCACTCATATCTAAACTCCTTTATCTAATATAATTTTATAATACACCCATATTATACCACTATACATAGGGGGTGTCAACCTTTTTCATACAATCCCAACTTCCACCTGATTTTATCTCTATTTCTAGCGGAACTGGTAGCTCTATGTTATACCTACTCTTTAGTATCTGCGTTGTTCTATCCACCATTGCCCATTTAAGAGCCTTACAAGCGTTTGTATGCTGTTCTTCTACAACGTCTAACATTATATTGTCGTGTATGGTGTTGATAATACACATATCAGTATCAAACCACAACTTATAAGCCAAAGCACCTAGAGCTATCTTCATTATGTCGGTAGCTACTGACTGTACTGGATAATTTTTTATTTCCGTAGGAGAAAAAGCTGTTTCTCCTTTCTTATATTTAGAGTCATAATCTTTGAATACTAATTTTCTTCCTGTTATAGTACGCATTTCGCATTGGTGTCTAGGTAAACCCATTGGGGTTCTTTCTCCCTGATGGTCACAGCGTGTATCTACATGACTTCGCAAGTCTCCATGCCAGTTCCAAACATCTTCATATCTATCAAAGAAGTTATGTATAAACTCTTTGGCTACTTTTTGTGGTATCTTATTTATCTCAGCCATAGTTTTTGCACCCGCACCATACTGTAGCTGAAAGCTAAGAGTCTTTGCTAGTCTCCTTTGCTTCGGAGTAACATCATATTCTTTTATGTTATATAACTCAGAAGCTCTCATGGTGTGTAAATCTCTACCACTTTTTAAATCTTTTATAAGCATAGCATCTTCTGACAGCAGAGCAAGTACGTTTATCTCTAGTTGAGAATAATCTGCTTCAACTAAAAGACCAAACTCTCTCCTACTTTTAAAACACTCTCTTATACTAGACATCTTTTTTAAGTTCCATATCTATAAGTATATTAATATATTCTCTAGCTTTATGTAAGTCCTCAAGACCACCCTTGTATCTCCACCGCATAACATATTTTATAACATTACCCTCTGCGTATGGTATCTCATTCTCTATCATAAATTGTACTGGTTGTATCTTCCACTTAGTATAGTGTTGTGGCTCTTTTATATTATCTGGATTCATCACTCTATCTCCTTTCCTAAAAAGGCATTTTGAAATTGACAATCAACTGGAACTGGTTGCTTATGTTCACTAGGAAAACACCACTCACCAGTAGGGTTATATAAGTCTTTTAATAACCAATCTTCTTTATCATCATTTAAGGATAGAGTAGCATCTAGTATACCTGTAAGTATAGCCAGTACAACAAGCAATATGATTATTGTTATCTCTTTCATTCTGATGCCTCTTGTTCGTCAAGCTGTTGTTCTAACTCTAAGTCTATTTGATGCCACCAATCAGCATCTTGTTGGTCTTGTATATCTTGATAAAATTTATCTTGGTCTAACATTTCTTTTACGTCTTTGCTGTTATGTTTTGTAGATTTGGGTTTCTGCATGATAATCTCCCTGTTGGAGTCTCGACATGATTAAACGTAGGGTGTAGTAATCCGTCTGCCCAACAAACTTTAGTTAATCCAGTTAGGTATGTATCTCTTTCTTTTCTAGCTTCTCTGTGTTCTTGGATAAGAGAAACAAATTTGGAAGTTTCTCTCACACTACCAAAAGTATCTAATATTTCTTGTAACACCTCATCAGATGTAAAGAATACACCTGATTTTTTAGATTTCCACTTATCGTTAGCAACATACATAGGTTTAAGTTCCTTAGTAAATTCCATATTCTTATATTTAATAGCACCTTTCTTTAGACCAGACTTGTAAACTACTACGTCTCCATTTTCATCATTTACTATCTTAGCTTCTTTCCACTTTAATACTCCACCAAAAAGCATAGCAGATACTTGGTCATGTGAGCCAAAGTTAATACTATCCTCAAACTCTTTGCTATATTTTGTTATGTTGTTATGTTTAAATACTGTGTCTATTAACTGGCTTTCCACATACTCTATCTCTCCGTCTAGTTTCTTATGTAATCTCCAAGCGTGTAACTCATCAAATGCCATTCCATTATACTCAGCGATTATAGTAGCCATTCTAGCTCTAAGCTCATCAAACACTATTGATTTTAATCCCTCTGCATCAACCCTTGCCAGTTGTTTTTTAAATACCTGTTCAGTAACTTCAACGTCATGTTCAAGGTACTCCAACAACATATCGCTAGGTATATCCTCTGTCTTGCAACCAGAATCCCAAAGAGCTTTAACCTCATCATTTTTTACTGGCAACTCATACTTCTCACATACCCCATTAAGAGAGGGGTATCTCCAAGACTGTCCACTAAGTATATATTCTACTAGCATGGAATCCCAAACTACAATTTTATTTTCTAGTATACCTTTACGGAGTTCTTCTACATACGGATTCATAGCTGTGTTTTTAAGTATGTGGCAAATGTCAAACGCTATATTATGACCTACTACTATAGGACATTTAACAACAGACTTAATATAATCATCACACCACTCTTTCTGTTTGTGGTCTTGATACCCTCTAGGTTCTTCCGCACCCTGTAATAATTTTCCTGTTCTCCGTAATCTTACAAATTCCATTCCGTCCTCTTGCTCATAAAATAGTATTGGTGCTATCACATCTGCTGTCTTTATTCCTATAGCTACTATCCTATTGTTATCATCAAACGGAGTCGCAAGACCACATTTCTTTTTATCTTTATCTGTGTTATTAACAGTAGTTTCCACATCAACTACATAATATTTACTATCCATTTTTAAATCTCGCCTTGACAGGTTCTATTGCAACATCAAACTTACCATTAATCAATAAATGGTCGCCACCACATATCTTATTCTTTGGTATGTATATGTACCTTTTGTTTCTATCGGCAACAGTTTCTTCGTTGCTACGTCCTATTGTAATTATAGCATCACACTCCCCCTGAACACCTGTCTTACTTCCGTATAACTGGTTCATTTCTATCCACTTTTCTCCCTCTGCTGTGCCGTCTGCCCAAATAGTAAAGATGACAGTACAATGGTCTTTTGCCCATTGTCTTGCTTGTTCTCCCAATGCTTGTATTCTCTGTGCTTCGTTGAGCTTTCCACTCTTAGAACTTACTAGCTTACTCAACTGGTCTATTATTATAAGTGCGGGCGGGTATTCTTTTATAAGTTTCTCTACCTCTGTTACATCTACGCTTGCAGAGTCTTTTATAACTATTCTATCCTCTCCGCCTACTACCTCTTGGTATTCCTCTATCGCTTTAGGCACATTGCTAAACACTTCATCTTTTGACTTCTGTATGGCAGATTGTATCTGTCTCAATCTAACTTTCTGCCCCCTCTCCTCGTTATTAATCCATATAACGTGCTTACCTTGTGGCATAATACTGGCTCTATGTGTAGCTTCACTTGCTAGTAACGTAGTCTTTCCCGAATCTGGTCTGCCACCTACACAAATTAAATCTCCAATTCCAGTATGACCAATGGAGTCGTTTAAACACTCTAGTCTCCATGCGTAACCAGATTGGTTACTGGCATCTAAAATATAATCTTCTAAATCATTATCCGTAAGTACAGAGGTATCTTCAAAATCATCAGGCATAGAGCTTTGATGTTCGTTTACTAGGTCATATACTGGAGTCATATCACTTGACAAACCCTCTGCTATCTTGGCTACCTCATTAAATATCTTAGTGGCGTAGTCCATAGTAACAAAGTGTTTGACAATCTCCTCGTTTGGTATATCTCCAGAGGATTTCTTTTCTAGCTTTTTGAAAATAATCTGATAGGTCTTTAATACTTGTTCGTTCCATGATGAGTGCTTTACAGCACAAAACCAAGTAGAAAAATCAGACCACTTAACAATATTGTACGTTGGGTTCTTGGTATAGTAGTAATCCATATCTCTTAATATAAGATTACATTCCTTAGTTAAAGTATAATCTTTTATATACTTATTATATTTATAATAATTATCTTTAATAGATAATAATAATAATATATCTAATTCCATTGTTTTTCTACCTTTTTATGTTTTACTTTTCTATCATATTTGGTCTTGTCTTTAACTACTCTTTGTTTGAAAAGAGGAGTTCTTACAATTTGCAGTATTTTATTTTTTATATTCATTTAATACTTCTAATATATCTAAATCACTCATGTCTTTGGGTTGCTTACTTTTACATATCCAGACGTTATCATTTATTAAATTGATTTTGTTTTTAATCTTTAGTGTATTAGATAATACTTGAGAATTATCATTATCTAACCACACCACTATTGTACCATAATTATCTAAGTTTGGCAACAACGAATCTCTTAAACTGCTACTTAAACATGGGAGTGCTGAATACCCACATTCCGCTATTCTTATAGCAGACACAACATCTTCCACTACAACACAGGTGTCTCCACTACCTATTGGGGTATAGGTTTTATCAGCAGACAACCACTCAGCCAACCATTTAGGACTATCTCCTCTACCAAGTACAACTTTCAAATTCTCCCCAGCAGAGTCAAAAATTGGAAAATAAATCCTATCCCCTATTACCTTAATCTCGTACTTATCTATAAGTTCTTGATTAATACGGCTTTTAATCAGAAAGGGTTGTTCTTCATAAGTTGCTCTATGTCTTGAGTAAGAGCTGTCTTTTTTATCCCAAGCTTTTCTGAGGTTTTCTTGTCCACTTGTGCTACTTGGTTCAGAGCTAGGTTTACCATGTCTCCAAGTATGTATGTGAACATCTTTAGCTTTTCTAATCTGTGTATTGTCAGGAAAAGAATAGCCAGATTTGCCACAATGGTGGCAATAAGCAACGATTGACTCATCTTCATTTCTCCTTATATATAATCGGTCATTATTATGACCTTGCTTACAATGGTGTATATGTGTCTGCCCCCCTCTATCTTTGGGTGCATAAGGTACAAACTCACTTCTACTTAGAGACATTAACTTTTTCCTGTAGAATAAGTCTCAGGAATAAAGTCAGACTCAGATTCATACCAACAATCGTTATCAGGCATACTATTTGCACCTCTAACGTGTTCTCTTGCTAAGTCGTTTACAGCATAACCATATCTAAGGTCGCTAGGCATAAGACTAACCTGTTCTAATTTAACTCCAGTAGAGAATAGAACATCAAACTTAGTCATTTTAACTCCTTTGTTTTCGTCTGCTTTAGGGTTATACATTCTATTATAATACCTCATATCCTCATCAAACACAAAGAAATTATCTGGTAGAGTAAATCTAACTACTGCTTTTGTCATACCAGTTTTATTATTTTTTCCCTCTGGTTCTCTGTACCCCATTAATCTCCCTACCATACCCACTAGACTAGATAGCTTTACCTCTGCTTCGCTTACATAACACCCTCTAGCTCTTTTACCGCCATAATCGTGCAATACGTCCAAAGGAGATATGGCACTAATATATACTAAGTCTCCTTTATTTATACCATTTTTAATGCTCATTACTTTTCTCCTTATCTATGTTTAGTAATTGAGAATAATTTTCATCATCATAATCTTCTATCAAATCGTTTATAGACTCGTCATAACTGTCTTTAATGTCTTGACTATATATCGTATCACTATCTGGACATTGTGATGATATAATCTCACGGCACTTCCTACAAAGTTCTTCATGTTCTTTAGTCTCCTCTCTCCAAATGATTTCATTAGGAGAAAGTACGCTATCACAACTTTTGCAACGCATCTTATTGTCTCCCCCATTATTATCTAAACCTTTCAGCAAACACAGTAGCATACATTTCTTCTATTGCTACTTTCTCTGAGTCATTAGGTAGCTTACCATAATATGATACTTTAAGTGCTTGCTTTATACTCTTGTAATATATAGCTTTCTCTCCCCAAGATAACAAAGTTCTAGGAGACATAGTAAAGGACACATTACCTTGAGCGTAAGCAACCCTAACTAACCCCGCAAATTGAACCATGTAGTCTGCAAGTTTGTCTGTTATATTATCTACCTTTGCTTTTATAATCTCTACTTCTTTATTCTTTGGTAGGTAATCTAACTGTATTGATGTAGCAAACCTGTCTAGTGTTGCCGTATTCCACACGTTAGTTCCCGCAAACGCTCCAGACTCATCACCCATTCCCTTAGTGTTATCACAGCAAACAAAACGAAAGTGTTTGTGTGGAGTTACTACCTTACTCTTAGTATCTCCCGCTTTATCTGTAAGCATTAACTTCCCGCCATTTTCTAACAGCCATTGATAACCCATAGCAATCTCTGGCGGTAATACTGTTGGTTCATCTTGACAATATACCATACCATTTTTTACTGCTTCGGTACACACTCCGTCTTTCCAAATGGTTTCTCCATTTTCAAGAACGTATTGCCCAAAGATAGCACCACTTTCCATATCCCCTCTGCCGTTTATCCTAGCAAATGGTCTGTTGGTGTAAGCACATACTTGTTCTACAAGACTAGATTTTCCTGAACCTGTAGCACCTGAAATCCATACGTTGTCTTTAATCTCAAGACCTACTATCAACTCTATCAACTCCCTAACTTGAAATTGATACTCTTTATCAATCTCTGGTATGTGAGTTTGCATTTCTTTATTCCAATCTTCTTTCTTAAAGACTGTTACTGGTACGTTAGGTAGTCCTTTAGGAATACTAACACCGAACACTTCCCGAACATGACCATTCTTTGTGTTCTTTGGTACTGGTTTAATACTTTCCGTATTAAAGAAAGGTTTGTCTCTCTGACTCTCTTTATCTGAGTCAGCATTAACCTCTACATCTTTAGCCATTTCATCAACGACTTCAGACATAAAAGTTTCTTCCATTTCACTTATACTTGTACTTGGCATATTTTTCTCCTAACCTATAATTTTAGTTTTGATAACCGAAAGTAAAGCATCTTCTAAGTCGTCAGAATTATTTATTACTTTGTTATCCTTATAAAAACGCTTTACATTATCATCTTCTATTCCAATACCATAAATTTCTAAGTCTCGACTTTTTTCTATAGCTGTAGTAACTTTGCTAAGATACTCTGGAGAATCACAACCCCCATAATATTTTCCGCCCGCAGGACACCCGTCAGAAAGAACTATAAGTATCTTTCTCTTTGTGGTTTCTTTTCTTAGTCTACTTACACACCACAGTACAGAGTCTCCGTCAGAGTTACCACACATCATTTGGCAACTTGCTTGTACTCTCCTTGCAAGTTCTTGGCTACTCACTTTATTAACTGAAAAAGGTTTGTATAAAAACTGGAGTAACTCTCTAGTATCTGTAAACCCAACGAGTTCGTGTCTTATGTTTAAATCTCCCAATACTCTACCTAGTAATACCATAGACTTTCCCATATTAGAAAATTTAGTTCCGCCCATTGAGCCTGAACAATCCCCCAGTACAGTAACACTAACATTTAAGCAATCGTTATGTTCACGCTGTTTAAACACTCTCTTATTAAAACCATGTGCATCTTCCATTCCCGCACGATATAAATTCTTGTTATGCAGAGTACCTTTCTTCTTACCATATTTATACTTGTCTCTTGAGTGTATCTGTAACAACCTAGATACTTTTTTACTCAACCCATTACCAGAGCAAGCATCATAAATATCTTTGTAACCTGAACCAGTATAAGTTAGCAACTCTGTAAGCTCCCTGTGTGTACTAGTACCAGAAATTACTTTGTTGTTTTGGTAATCTATCACAGAGGTTTCTGCATCTGAGTAAGGCGTATATCTGCCGTTAGACTTTACATCATAATTAATGTGTTGCTTGTTGTAACTGGTGTGGTTCTTTTTAGGAGTTTCATCTTCATGTTTGTGCATTAACAAATCACTCCAGTTTACTATAGAGTCTTTCTGCTTGCTTTCCTTTTTCCCTTCTTCTTCTTTCTCTCCTTTTACTTTAGATTCTCCTTTTTTCTTTTCAGATTCTTTTCTTTCATCTTCTGGTTTTAAGTTATAAACATTTTCTAGTATGTCATACAATAATTTCATTTCATCTTTAAAAGTTACAACTGCATTAAGTTTTTCTTTGTACCCACCACTCTCTAACTTTCTAACGTAGTCCACTACTTCTTTTGGACATACGCTCAGAGCTTGTAAAGTGTAAGGTCTAATGTTTGGCATAAAATCATCACGGCAATCCATATCCCAAATGTAAAGGGAACGGAACATATCAGCCATAAGGTTTCCCCCCTCTACTGTCCAGACTTTGCTTTCTCTGTGTTGCTTGGCAAATAGCTCTCTACCTCTAGCCATTATTTGTCTTTTACCCTCGTATTGGTCATAGCCAAATCTTTCCTGTCTGTAATCTTCTAGTACATTTAAACCAAATCCAAATGGAGTGTTAGTGTCTAACCCATTTTCTTTTACATAGTCCATAGCATCTTTCATTTCTGGTACGTTATGTCCTATCTCGTGGTATAAAAAAGACCGCCATAAATCCCATTCGTCTTTACTCCAACCAATGTCTGGTTCTGGTAAATATATTGTTGTGCCGTCAGTTCGTGGTGCTACGGCATCTTGTTCATAACGCAAAACTAAACCAGAGTTTTCAGCTAACGCTCTAGCGTGTTTCATTTCCCCATATACATTTAAGTTAAGCATTATTAAAACCTATCTTTTTATTTAGATTATCAATCCACTCTTGCTGTTTCCAATTCTCTATCGTGTCATACTCGTGTATGGTTTCATAATCTGCGTTATCCCATGCGACAGCATTATCATCATAAACAGAACGACTAGAGCCGTCAAAGTTATTTCCCTCTAAGAAATCTATCATTTTATTCTCTGCATATAACTCAGGATAGTTTGGTATTACAGATTTAATAGCACCAAATCTTTCAAGAATAGCAAGTTTAGAATAAATCGACCAAGCTATGATTCTATCATCATCATCTAATAATAATATTCTATCTATCACGTTATTTATTTTGTCTTGTAAATTCATTTTCTTAAATTCTCCAATTTTTCACAGTTAAGCCACAAATGAGAATTATTCTTATTTACTGGCTTATCGTAAGGCTCATACAGCAACTTTAAAAACTTTTTGATGTCCTACTATGTCCATTTTTTACCTTTTTATCTTTATCCTGAAAATATCTGGACAAAACGGAACTGTTTTATTGTTAACTGCTTTCTTTCTTTTTGATGTTCTTTTTGCTTTCTTTTTCATTTTTTAAATTCTCCAGTAATCGCTAAGTAGCGATTATAGCATTGTAAAATCTAGTTGTCAATCTTTTTTTAGTAATCC